GCCTTTCTGCCGCACGTCGTTGGCTGCGTCTTTTTGGAAGTCGTACTGAGCAATGACAAAGGTGCTGACCTCCGTGCCGTTCCACTGCAACACGGTGCCTCGCGTGCGCTCACCAGCCAGCGCCACAGGCAGCATGTGCCAGGCGTCGCCGTAGCTGTACAGGCGCCACTGATATGTGATGCACAGCGATTGCAGCAAATCGTAACAGCTGATGTACTCCGTTGCGCCGCTGCTGTTTACGCTGCTCCACGGGTTAGTGTGAATGCGCGAGCGCTGGATGCTTTTAAGAGATGTGCCTGCTGGGTGCGTTTCCGCAGCCATGATGTAGTCGTCCTCACTATAGACATCCTCCGCCCACGCCAGCCTATGCTCCGTGCCGCTGTTCTGCGCGTTCAGGTATGTGTACAGGCTCCAATTCTCCTGTATGTTCTTGACAATATCGTAGATCGTTTGATACCCAGTGTAGGCCGTGCCCGAGTTATTGTAATCTACATGCCTTAAAAGGCTCAGGCCGTCCGTTGCCACAATGGTCACCTCTTTATTGGTGCTGTCCTCGTTCACCTCGAACTCCTCCACCAATATGCTGCCAACCCAAATGCGTGTGCTGTCGCGCAGCACCTCCAACAAATAGTCACCGTCGGTGCTGGTGGCCAGTGCGGTCAACAATTGGTTCAGTTTGTTGTGGATGTCAGCAGGCCACAGCGTCGTCACCTCGCAACGTGAGTGCATGATGCCTGGCACCAACGCGCTGTCGTCAACGCTTTCGTACTTTAGCGCAAAGCCGTTGGCAGCAAGGCTAAACTCTGTTGTCAAATCGCTGCCAGCTGCAGTGCGAATGATGCGCACCTCGTAGCTGTCTTCGTTCAAAGACTCTCCAACACCCTTGGCTAGTAAGTAGCTGCTCATGCGTAACGGTTGCGGGCGCTGCTGCTGCGTGCGTTGCTCAAGAAGATGTCGTCGCCCTTAATGCGTCCAACCACCTCGACGACGCCGCCGCCCATCATATCCTTCAATTTACTCAACGGCGCCACAACTTCAGGATCAATTGCCGCGTTTCTGTTGTCGCCAACCATTGCCATAGTTGGGCCGTATGCAAGGCCGCCGTTGGCGAGTGCTGGCACTTGGATGCGGTCAAGCAATCCTGCGCCCACGGTGAGCGCTACAGCTCGCGCTACGTTGCCAGTGGCAAGCGCCTTGGCGACACCAATTGCAAGGTACTGCTTAATGATTTGCCGCGCGACGTCAACAAGGCCCTCAGCAAATGACTCTGCTGTTGCTGCTGCACTGCCAAATGCATCTACCATGCCTTTCTGCAAATCAGTTGACGCTGCTTTAACTGTCTCCGCTGTTTTGACTACCTGTGGACCCATTTTTTCTAAGCTGTCTAACAGGTTGTCGATAGTCTGCACCGCTGGCTCTACTGCGCTGCTAGTGCCTTCAAACAACGCTTGAAACTTGGCAAAGATTTCATCCTTTGTTGGCAGCGCGTCGTCAGGCAGCAGCTCAATTTTTTCTCGGACAATGGCGTCCTCGTATGCCTTAGCAAAGTCTTGCGCAATTTCTTCGCCTGTGTTTTTTATGTCCTTACCAACTTCTGCGAGCCCGTCAGTTAGTGTATCAAAAGCGCCGCTAAAATCTTGATCAAAGATGGCCTGTTTCGCTGCCTTAAAAATTGTAGCAAACAACTTGCCTACTGATGTAAACGCCGTGACAATGGCTTTACCAGTGCTCACAAAGGCGGTCTTAACAAAGCCAATTACAATGCGAAGATTTTCGCTTTCGTTAAACAGCGTTATTAATTCGTTCGCAGCATTTGTTAAAGGCTCGCGGATGTCGTCGTAAAAATGCACAAACGCAGCAACTAGCAAGCCAATAGCCGCAATGGTCAACCCAATAGGGCTGGTCAATAAAGCTATAGCTTTAACGACCGAAGTTATACCAATAATTGCTGGTCCAAGAGCTGCCGCAAAAGTTGCTACGCCAATTATGAGCTGTTTTGTGCCATCGTCAAGCTCTGTAAACTTCTGAGCAAGATTGGTGAAACCGTCAAGCGCTTTACTAACAATAGGCAGCAGCTGCTCGCCTAATGAAGCCAAAGCCAATTTAGCGTTGTCTAGTGCTGTGCTGAACTTGCCCGACACAGTTTGACTAAGTCGCAGCATAGCGCCCTCAGCAAAGCCGCCTTCACCTGCGAATGACTGCAGCACCTCGTTAAATTGCTGCAAGCTCACAGCCCCTGCGCCTAGCTTATCTGCAGGCAGGCCTGTCGCCTCGCTTAGTGCAGTAAAGATTGGGATGCCGCGCTCTGCAAGCTGGTTAAGGTTCTCCAGCTCCACTTTGCCTTTGGCGTTGACCTTGGCAAAAATGGCCGCAATCTCGTCAATGCTGCTGCCGCTGGTGGCCGCGATGTCGCCAAGAAACTGCAGCTGGGTGTTGACGTCGGCAATGTCCGTGCCGCTCGCGATCAGCTGCCGCGCCGACTTGGCTACTGCGTCAAGCTGAAACGGTGTCTTAGCCGTGAACGCTGTCAGCTGCTGCATCATCTTGCCTGCCTGCTCGACGCCGCCCGTCAAGCTCACAAACGACGTTTCTAGCGTCTCTAGGTCTGCTGCGCTTTTAAGTGCTGCCGCGCCCACTGCCGCCAATGGCAAGGACAGGCTGCGCGTCATGTCCTGACCTAGCTGCTTGATGTTGCTGGTCATGCCACGCAAGTTGCGCTGCACTCTGCCCAACGACTTGTTGAGGTCTTTAGTGTCAGCTCCTATCCGTACTACGAGGTCTCCGAGTTTCGCCATTTTTCTTTGCTAATGCTTTGAGCTGTGCCCAGCCAGTGTGAATGCCAGTCTTTGGCTTCTCTTCCCAAGGAAACACTGCAAGGTCTTTTGGCCTCACGTTGCTTCCTTTCTTAGTGTGTACGTTTAGCAGTAACGCGGTTTGCCATCGCGTACGTTCCCAGTCCACGCGTTGCTGCGCCTCCTGAGCTTTGTAGCGACCGCGCACCGCGTTGCCAAACTCCCTGAATGTAAGGTCATACAGAAGGCAAGGACTCAGGCACAGTAGCCCGAGTCCAAGCTCTTCTATTTCGTCCCATTCAAGTGGTGTGTTGTCTCCTGGTTCTCCGTTTTTTTTTGCGGAGTCATAGAAGATTCAATCACCTCAACAACAGCAGTCAGATCCTGCACGTCAATCAGTCCTAGAAAATCGTCCACTTCCATGTCAAAGCTCATGCCTTGTTTCTTGCAGCCTTCCTGCACAAAGTAGTAAAGCAGCTCAGGCATCAGGGTGACATCCTCGCTGTCGATGTTTGCCACCTTGTGTCCAGTCGCTTGCTCAAAGCTGCGCCAGGCGCGCATGTTAGCCTTGACTGGGAATGTCCTACCGTCTAGGGTGATGGTCATGCGCTAGGAACAAATGTTGGGTCAGTGACGCACTCGAAGGTTGCAGTGTACGACGCGTTGTCTTCAGTGCCTGCGCTCAGCTCCAAGCTGGTGCAGAAGGCCTTAAAGTCAATATCCATGTCATCCGTGATCTCAGTGTCGTCAGACTGCTGGAATGATGCGATAGTGACGTCTAGCTTCTGCCCTGCTTCCATGTCGGCGAACAGTTCTTCGTAGCCGTTTGTGGCGTCGGCTGCATAAAATGCTGTCATGGTTACGCTCAAGGTCTTAAGCCCTGGCAAAATTGCGCGGTAACCGCCGTTGTCTTTTGTTGTGGTGTCACGTGTCTCAGTGCTGAAGGACACAGACAAATCTGTAAGGTGGTCGACCAAGACTGGTGTTGCACCGTCGTTTGCAAACGATACCCGCAGTTGCGAGCCGTTCATAATTCCTGCTGTTGCTGCCATTATTTCTTGTTGTTGGGTTTGATGCGATCTGCAATAATCATATTAATCAGACTATCCAAATATCCAAATATCTGGTTGTCTTTTTCTGTGGGTGTAAGGTTAATCACAACCTTCACAAATGCCATCAGGGCGAGGACTAGCTCAGCCCAGTTGTGTAGTAAGAAGTTGGTCATCAGTAAATATCGTAATATGCGTTAATGTTGTTCTGTAAATACTCTCGGTTCGCACTGTTGTCCTTGTTAAAAATAATTATCTCAAGCACCTTGCCTTGGAAGCCAAATGCATTTGTTGGCGAACCGTATCCGCTAAAATGAAACTCCGCCCAATTTGTTGGTGTTGCATTTTCTACAACCTGCAAGACTCTGCCGCTTAAATAGCTGTGTATAGTGCCGATTGTTGTAACGCCATATTCTGCAACCTTTTGCACACCGTTAACGTACAGGTCTGGGCTGCCGTAATTACCAAAAATATTGAGGTCGTTAGGTGACAAGCTGTTGGCATTGAAGCCATATTTATTGCCTGCTTCGGAGCCTGTCCAGAGCAAATACCTGTCGTCTGTCGTGTTTGTCACTAGGTATTTGTCAAGCCGTGTTTGTGGGTTAAAATCAGTGTGGTCAAATTCTAAGGAATTAAAAACCGGGTCGCCAGTAGTGCCTGTTTCAAATCGCAACGCCGCTTTACCGCCGCTTGTCTCAAGCACACCAGCAGTCACAATGTAAGGTTGATCTGTTGTTACAGTTTGCGTGCCATTATTACCTCGCCCGCTTTGATCATACCACGTTGTTACACGTGCGTCATTTGACCCTACAAACGCCAGCAAAGTTGTTGTGTCCAAGTCACCAGCAGCTGTGAAACCAATGTCTTGTTCACTGTCGTTGTTGCTGTTACGCACACGAATAGCGGCGCCCGTGTAGGCGTTGTTTAATTTGCGCAAACCAAACGCGCCAACAGCGCCGTTGGCAATTGTAAGCACTGGCGTCGTGCGTGCCGTGTAGTCTTGCACGCTTATAAACAGGTTGCGCTCTGCGCTTACCTCTGTGACTTCATTTGTGTACTTCACAGATTGCACAGTAACTGTTTCATACACAATCTGCGACTGCCGCGACAACGCCGTGCGCACCTTGTCTGCAAGGTCGTTGGCTGCTGCATACGTGTCAGCCACGCTAAACACCTCGAGTTGCGCCTCGTCTACTGGCGCGCTGTCCTTGGTGTCGACAGGCGTGTTGGACACAACGCTGTAAACAACGTAAGGCGTGGACGCGCCCTCCTCTGCCAGCTCTGGATAGATGCGCGTGCCGACCAACGCGGCAACCGCGCTGTCGTCTTTTAGCATGCTGTATATAGCCGCTCCTACTTTCATCTCATAAAGCGTTCAAATTCCTGACGCAGCAGTCGATTGCGCAGCTGCTTCATGCGGTTGCTTGTTGCCTTCTGTGTGCGCGTAAATAAACCCTTGTTGCGTGCTGGCCCAAAGCCGCTGCCGTTCTCGACAATGCTGGCAAACCATCCGTTTTGCCTGTTGCGCTTCATGCTGCCACCGCGTCGGCTTGTCTTTGGACCTGCCAATGTGATCGCCTTGTTGCTGCGTCGAAAGGTCTTAATGCTGCGCCGCAGTGTGCCTGGCCGCGTCATTGTTCGCACGTTGTTGCGCACGCCGTCCTTGCTGCCTCGGTTACGCCCTGGGCCTGTGCCCTTGTTGTAGACGTAGATGTCGTCTTTAGCGTCTTTAATGTTAGCACGTAGCGCAACGTTGTACACCTCAGCCACGCGCTCGTCGATGGCACGCAGCTTCTGGGCGTCCTTCTCGCTCCACTTGGCCAGGCGCGCAATCTTGCGCTCCAGCTCTTTCATGCCGTCTACCTTGATCGCTGCCATCACTCAGATACTACGCGTTCGGTAATAAAGTGCAGCTCATTCTTTCGGCCTACCTCCTGCACAGCCAAAATATTGTAGATGTCGCCGCCGTAGCTAATGCGATACTTGGGCGTCACGGCGCGCGTCTCCGTGCTGCTGCGCACGCGCCACGTCACGCGGTTTGTGCTTGTCTCCTGTTCCTCCAACACCGCGCTGCTGGCGCTCTTGTTGTCCAACGCAGCCCACACCGTCACATACGTGGCCCACGACGGCACGGTCTGGCCGTACACGTCCGCAGTGCGCGAGGCGCTCTGAATGACAATGCGTCTATCTAGAAACCCGATGTTCACTGCCTGTTGTCAATGATGCGTTCAACACTAAGCAGCGACTCAACTGCAATCGGAATAGTAGCCGTAATCGTGCCCGTAACCACTGCGCGCCTGTTCTCGTACCAGTGCGCCACCAGCATCTTCACAGCGTGCTTGACGTTGGCCGATTCTTCGACGCCTACCGCAGCCGTCACGCGTACAGGGTGCGCGTTGTATGTCTCCAGGTCTGGCGTGTCGTGGAAGTAGATCAGCATGCCGCCGTCTGTTGCCGCCGTGGTGTAGTACTTGCTTGCGTCTAGCGTCTGCTCTGCGCCAGCTGTGTCGTTGTACTTTACGTCTGTGATGGCTGTTACTGGCCCGTAAGCCAGCGCTGCGTTGCGCCATCGTTCAACGTGAAACACTGCAGAACCGCCTGCCGTAAAGCTGCGGTTACAGTAGTCCTCAACCCATGCCACTGCCGCGTCCAATAACGCCGTGATTGTAGTGTCCTCGTCGCTTGAGTCGACGCGCAGAAACTCCTTAGCGTCAGCCAATGTGACGACGCTAATGCCTGATGTGTGTGCTGGACGTACTACGTGCATGGTAATATGAAAAAAAGGAAGCCCAGCCCATTGCCAGGCTTCCCGTGTTAGTCAATTGTTAGGCCACAAAGTCAGACGTGTAAGCCAAAGCTCCTGCCTGGCGCACATCGACGTCGTAAAACTTGTTTACGTGCAAGGCAATTTGTGCTGTGCCTGCGTTGCTGTATGGGTCAACCAACAAGTCGATGCCACCAAAGAACGCCAACACCATGCCGAGCTGGAAGTCACCAAACAACACAGCACCTTGAGCGGCGTTGTCGTCAACCAAGTTTGGCGTGAAGTTAGTTGGGTAACCGTCAATGTTGTTGCCCTCCATCAAAGCGCTAACGCTAGCGATTGCAGCCTCGGCTTTCAAGATAGACAATGCCGAAGGTGAGCCAATGTACTGGCAACGTGCCAAATCGCCACCAGCAGCCAACACAGCTTTTTGCATGTTGTACAAATCTGCTGAAGCAACAGCGGCACCAGCTTTGTCCACGATGGTGCCAGCAGAAGCGGCAGCCTTAGCAAACACAGCCTTGTCAATGGTCTCGTTGATACCAGCAGCCAACTCGCGTGAAATCATAGCGTCCACCTGAGCACCGCCCTGCAAAATCAACTGCTTGCTGTACTTGGTGTTGGCAGCCACACGGATGGGTGACAGTGTCACCTCGTCAAGCTCCAAGCCTGACGCTGCGTCCGCAGAAACTTCTGTTTCTTCAGTACCTGCAGCCTTAGCAGAAACGCGTGGAAACTTCAAGTTGCCAGTTGCGTTGTTGATGGTAGTGACACCGACGCGCTCGGCCATTGTAGGTGTGCGCAAAGCGTCAATGACACCAGGCACAGAAGTGGCAACAAAGCCAGAGCCGTCACCGCTGTCAGCCTGAAAATCGTCAGCACCACCAGCACGGTACAATGCTGAAGCAGGAATACCAATCTGGCCGCTCATCTGCAAGCCGCGCATCTGGTACTCTTTTGCTGCCTCCTGGCTCCACTCAGCTTCTGCGCCTTCGAGTGCCTTGCCAAAGCTGGCAGCTTGCACAGCACGGCTGAGGCTGAAAGAACGATTGATTTTGTTGATTTCCTTGGCCTCAGACACGGACGCGCCGCCCATTTGGGCCTGACGTGCGATCATGTCTTCGTGTGCCTGGCGACGGGCAATCTTGCCGTCGAGGCGCTCCACCTCGCGCTTGCAAAGGTCGGCCTCTTCTTGTTCGTTGTTGGTCCAGTCGCGGTTTTCAGTTTCTGCGACGTTCACCAACTCTTCAAAGCGATCTGCGTGCTTGCCGCGTGTCGCCTTCATCTCGTTAAGATTCATGGGTTCAAATGTTTGTGTTTCAATAACTGTTGTATCTGTGTCGGCCTCTGCTACTGCAATGGCTTCGTCGAGCTCAAGCTGTTGGTCACGCGCTTGCACCGTGGCGGCTGCGTATGCTGGATACGTCACTGGTGACACATCCAACAACTGCCGCACCTTGTCTACGCTGCGCACGGTGCGCTCTTCGTTCCAGCTCTGGTCTTTGATTGTAAATGCAAAGCTGCTCTGGCTGATGTCACCGCGCTTAACGCTTTCGTAGAAGTCTTTCGCATACTGTTGGTTGCCCAGCTTGACACGGTACTTCAGCCCGCGCTCGTCTGTGCTCAACTCCAGTGTGCCGTTCTCAGTACGTCCAAGAATCAAATTTGGGTCGTGATTAATAAGCGCGCGCACGTCGTTGCTCATCACGTCGTCAAATGCGCCTGGCTTAATTACTTCACGAAAGTGCCCAAGGTCCGTCTCGCTGTTAAACACAGCAGCGTAGCCCTCCAGCACCATGTCGTCGCTGTCGGCCTCGCGCACTTCAATAGTGCCCATTGTCCGCTTCTCAGCGTCTTTATACTGTTGGTTGTCCTCCATCGTTTGAAACTTTGTCGCTGTACTCGCCAAGGCGGTCCAACGCGATTTGGTTGATTTGCACTGTGTGCACGTCGCCGCCCTCTGTCGGGTTCATCTGCTCCTTAGCTCTCACCTCGTTGATGCTCATCACACCGCTCTGCAGCATCTGCTGGTAAAAGTTGGTGCGAGCTGCAAGGTCGCCACGGAACAAGTCGTTCATGTTGAACTTGCTGTACACGTCTGGCCGCTCAAATGATTGTATCAACTTGCGGTCAATCTCCTGCTCAATGCGCTTGGCCCACGGTGCAATCGTGTGACGTGCAAACTGCAGGTTCTGCTGCTCTACGTTGTTAAACGTAGTCTGCGACGGCAGCTGCACCAGCGACGTGGGCACGCTGTAGATGCGGCAAATCTCCTCGGCTTGGAACTTGCGCGTCTCAATAAACTGCGCCTCGTCTGGTGTGATTGTGATACGCTGATACTTAAAGCCAAACGGCAGCAGCTTAGTGCCCGCGTTCATGGCACTCTGGTTCCAGCTATTCTGGATAACGTCCATCTGCTCTTTGCGAAGTGGCTGATCTGATGCCAGCACGCCAGTCATTTGGCCCTTCTGTCCAAAGTACTCGCTGCCAAAGTCCTGCGCCGCCTTGGCCAGGCCCATGTTTTCGCGATGCAAGCGAATGGGCGACATCTTGTTCATGCAAGAAATCTCAAGCATGTTGTCCTGTGTGACAGCGCCGTAGTCGCGGATAACATACACGCGCTCGCCGTCTACGTCTTTGATATCTACGTCGTAGTAGCTGACAGGCACAAGGCGCTCTGCATAGCCTCGTGTGTTGCGCTCAATTATGGCGTAGCCGCAGCCGTACATTAGCGCGCTGCTCATCAACGTCTCCCAAAAATCGTATGCGTTCTGGTGCTCGTTAGGCGCTGCCGTGATCAGGTCATACGCTGGGTGCTGGTTGGCAACCTCGATGTTGCGACCGTCCCGCACATACAGCTCCAGGTCTAGGCTGCTAATGGTGCTTGCAATCTTGTTGATGCAGGCATATACCGTAGATATGGCCAGTGCGCTAGTCTCTGTAATATTCACGCCGCTGCGCACCAGTGGGTTGATGCCCAACTCAGCCTCCAGTGTTTGGCTGTTAAACTTGCCCACGCGGTAGCGGAACAAGGCGCTGAGACGGTCTGTTAGTGTGGCCATTCAGTACAGGTCAAGCTAGAATGTAAGCAATTTACCTCACAAATCCAAGACGTCAAAAAAGAAATCTTCTGCGCCCAATGTGTGACAGTATTCATTCATAGCAATAATGCTGGCAATCACACCGTCAACTTTCTTATTTTCCTGCTTCTCTTTCGTTACACGCTTGTTCTCATTTACGTCTGTGTACACAACAGCGCAGCCCATCTGCCAGCGCATACAGCGGTTGCCGCCGTGTATAATCTGGCCCTTCATTGCTGCCATCTCAAACTCCTTTGTTGGCCCGTTCATGGTTGTGATGTTCTGAGCCATTGGCGCCATCTGCACACCGTCGGCCTCCAGCTCGCTCACGATGTACGTGCTAAAGCGTGGATCGTATCCAATGCTGCGCACGTCGTACTTGGCACACTGCGCGTTGATGTACTCCTTCACAATCCTGTAATCAGTCACGTTGCCTGGTGTCAGGGTGATATCACCTTCGCGCTCAAAGGCAATGTAGTCAATGCCTGCGCTCAGCTTTTTGGTGTGCGCTTTTTCGGAGTTGACAAACTGATGCACAAGCAAATAAAAACAATCGTGCTCCACGTCAGCAAAAAGTAGCGCGAATGCAGTGAGGTCTTGTGTAGATGCAAGGTCCAGACCGCCATAGCAAGGTAGTGTGTGTAGCCTGTCATGTGGTATTGGTTTGTTGCCTTTCATCCAGATGTCGTCTGGAATCCACGCGGTTTCTGCTGATGTCCAAATGTTTAGGTGCAAACGTAGGAAACTGTTGACCATGCTTGGGTTGGCCTTTGCATTTTTAACGGCTTGTTCAAAGTAGTCTTGACGGCAGATACTGCCATACCCTGGGTTGGCCTTGCGCCACGTCTCTTCTGCTGTCCAGTCGTCGTCAATGTCAGCACAGTACAGCACAGGCAAAAAGCTGTCGTCCTCAATAATGCCGTCGCGTACTTTCTCAGCGTATTCGTGCACCTCGTAGCAAATGCTGGCGCGATCGTGGCCCGCTGTAGTCAATGCCATGACAAGCGGCTGGCGCCGTGCGCCTGTCGATGTAGTAAGCACGTCCCAAAGGTCGCGATCAGGTTGCGTGTGTAATTCGTCAAAGATGACGGCGTGGCAGTTTAGGCCGTGCTTTGTGTACGCCTCTGCGCTGATTGACTTATACCAGCTTGACTTGTACTGCACCACGTTGCGCAGGACGCGTGCCCTGCTGCGAAGGTGGCGGCTGTTGTTGATCATCTCCTGCGCGATGTTGAACACAATGTTGGCCTGACCACGGTCGCCCGCTGCGCTAATCACCTCTGCGCCTGGCTCGCCATCAGCAAACAGCATGTACAATGCAATAGCGGCGCTCAGGTTTGACTTGCCGTTCTTGCGTGGAATCTCGACGTAGCAAGTGCGGTACCTGCGCGTGCCGTCCTCTTTCTTCCAGCCAAACAGCGGACGTATGATGTCGTCCTTTTGCCACGCCTCCAGCAGAAACGGCTGGCCGCCCAGCTCGCCCTTGACGTGCGTGCAAAAGCGCTCGATAAATTCAACAGCGCGGTCCGCTGCTGCGGCGTCGAAGTGGTAATCAGCCAAAGTATTTGTCAGCTTCGTCTGCCACTTCCTTGCCTTCGCCAATCCAGTTTTCAAGCCGCGTGATGATAATCTGCTTGCGGTGGCGCGCTTCCTTGAGCTGCTGCCACTCTGGGCGCATTCGGTTCATGACGTCGCCGCTCTTTGCCGTCATTGCGTAACACGTGCCGTGCTCGTCGCAGTAGTCCTGCAGATGCTTTTCTTCAATGATCACGCAGGCCAATGTGTACAGCAGTTGCTGCTGGCCTGGTGTCAAGTCTGCCCGCTTTTCGTAAGCGTTAAGCAGGTCGTTGTACTTCTTAGTCTGTTGTGCTGTCATACCCTTCTAGTTTTTTATGGCCTGACCCTGCG